GGATTCCCAAACCTAAAATAATCACTAAATCCATTTTTAAATTCTCCATGTTCATCTGCATAATCCTGCATTTCCTTAAAGGCACGTTCAAGTGCATCTTGTGTTGCTTCCTTGCGCATGTATATTCTAAGATATTCTAAGTATACTTTTTCATGCGTCCAATGATCAAGTTTTTTATTTTCTTTGATCACCCAATCAATGAACATCTTAGGATTAACAGCACGGATGCCTACCATGTGTCTGCCAAATTTAACAAAGGCACGATAATAAGGACTACTAACAAAGTCTGTGTATGACTTCATCTTAGCTGAGCCCTGTGTTAGTTCATAGAAGCGTAGATATGCTTGGAGTCCAAACTGCACACCAGTTTCTTTTTCTTCCTGCCAACGTCGTTTTTCTTCGCAAAGATGCGCAGCAAGGGTTGACTCCTTGCGGAACTCTTTACTACAATATCGGCACTTATAGCTCGGCTTTAATTGATTTGTCATCAAGTCCGAGGTTTCGTGCCATATCTGCAATATCTCGTTTATCATTAATTCGTGCCATTAGGTCTATTTCGTCAGATTTCATATTAGGATATAACTTGGCCAAGAACTTCTGGCTTTTATTATCCCCTTCTTTCTTTTTAGCATTAAGCCAATAGTGGAACTGTGCGCCCATCGATGGGCTAACTGTGGTGCAGGTTAACCATTGTAGTTTAGTGTGTTTACTACCTAGTTCAAAGAAATGTTTGTTTACACGTTCATTAGTGGCCATTAGATAGTAGGCCTGCATGTCTTTATTACCACTGACATTAGCACCATATTTCAACATTAGATATGTTGAAAACTTCTTACGATCTTCGTCAGTGAAGTTGTCATAATAAGCACGATCCTTGCGATCGTATGCCTGCATCTCGTATTTGATTTCTAAACTTGAACTCATTTATTCTTTCGTATGTAATTAATTAATTGTTCTACACTCTGTTGCATACGATTGTATTTAGATTGTAGATCATCTAAGGCCGCCTGTTGTTTGGCCACTAGGTCATGTAGTTTGCCAAATGCTTCAGTAGTTTCGCGTAGTTTCTTATCTTGGCTAAGCAAGTTTGGGCGAGGTGGCGCATTTGGATCCACCAGTCGTTTCTTTTTCTTCTTAAATTGGTCTGCGTTAAATGCCATCTGTATGATCCTCTGAGAGCTTATATATAATTATACATTGTTCCACCGCTGATTGTAAAGCTGTATTTTGATTTCGTTTATCATATATTTCCGCCCACATACGCTTTTCTATCTGTTGTTTGGCTAGCCAACTTTGTCCGATCATTGTGCGAGATTCTGGTGGTGCACCCATCTCTCGGGCATAGACTGTTTCACCGCCGTCTGAGCTTTCGTATACGTAGGTTGCACCTGGTTTTAGATTACCCATTCTTTTACCATATTTTACCGTAGTCAACCACTTCGCTTTGTCGACTGATATCTTTAACGAAATAAGCACACAATGGATGTGGGCCATCATTGATTGGCACTGCTAACATCTGCCCAGGACGTAGTTTTGGAAAATACCATTTAACATCTTGATAGATATCTACGATCTCAATCGGGTGGAACTCTGGTTTGAAACTGTCTAGGGGATTAAAACAGAACACACTGAATCCACGATCGTTAATACTGGTCAATGGTATGACTTCCAAATCACCAAAGTCTGGTTCACCAATAAGTATCTGCCAATCCACAGGCATCTTAACTAGATTGCCACCAATGCGCAATACCAATGCTGGGCTATTAAAACTTTCTAAAAAGATTAAAGGAATAAAGAAGTAGTCTGGGTTCTTTGGATCGCTGTTGTCTAATATAGCGAAACGTAGATCCTCAACTTCATCTGGAATCTCATTCATCTCATACGCTGTGTTTTCTAGGGTTAGTATATACATAAATTACTGCCAATCAGTCTTTTCAACAATGAATGGGTAGTTAGCCTCCTTGTAAAATTGCTTTCTTTTTGTTAAATGCCTTTTGGCAAACTTACATGTACTTGTTATGTCCCAGATTTGGACGAAGTCTTTGTCCTCCGCTTTGCGAATGCCACGCCCGATACTTTGGATGACCCTAACAAAGCTCTTACCGGGCTCAATAAGCACAAGGTTAAAAACACGAGGAATGTTGATACCAACAGCAGCAACCCCATAAGTGGCGACAATAACCTTATCGTCCATAGTCGCAATGTCATCATATTGTTCTTTTCTATCATCTGCTTTAGTGCCTCCTGACACGAATACAGCATCTTTAATTTTTTCTATCAATGCTCGCCCTGGTGCGATACGATCCACTAGCACAAGTGTATTACCTGACTTACGTATTGATTCTACAAGTTTGGCGATATAATCCAATCTTGCTTCTGTCTCTAATAGATATCTTAATTCACTTTGATAATCTTTATATTCTACATGATCAACTAACTGTAAGACGTTTACATGGCAGTTAGCTAATACACCCTGCTCTTGTAATTCACTGGCACTTAATCGACCGATAACGTCACCTATACTACACTTTATGCTGACAAATTCGTAGTCTTCCTTAGGTATTGTGCCAGTTAATCCCCAGCGTATAGGTACGTGTGCCATTACCCCAGTAAGCAGAGTTTTAAGTGCATCTGCTTTGGCCATATGCACTTCGTCAACCATAACACAGATCACGTCTTGAAGGAACTCACCGATGGTAATATCCACTTCGTGATTACGTGATCCTTTGAGTAAGATATTCAAACTCTGCCAAGTGCAGATTGTGTGTGTCTTGCCAAACTCTTTACGATCGCCAAAGTAGACTCCAACATCCAGGTCCATGTTTATATAGTCTGCTTCTGTCTGTGTTACTAGACTCTTGTTTGGAACGATGACTATGGTACGACCATGTGGCTCACATCTATGCGATAACACTGCTGTGATTAAAGTCTTGCCCGCGCCAGTAGCGATCTCTTGCAGGCATTGCGGATTCTCAAGGAACTTGTTGATGATCTCAACTTGATAATCACGTAACATGATTGGGGTTCCTGCTTGAGGGTGAGTCTTAGGCCATGTTAAATGACTGTAACTATCTTCTGTGACTTGTTCAAAGTCATACTGTGTTTTATATTCACGTAGATCTTCTAGTTCTAGATGATATCCTTGACTGTCTAGATAAGGGATGATCTCTGGCAATAGATTAACATAGGTACTGCCGCCCATTTGAAAAAAGGCAATTTTACCATCCCAACGTCCTAGACGGACTGCGGGCAGATAACGTGCACCGGGGATCTCATATTTGAACATATTGCTGAGTTCTTTGCGTTCATGTAGATCTAATCCTTCTATCTTTACATTAACTTCATCTTTAATTATTAGTCGGGCCAAGGCCATTAGTCGTGTTCTCTTATTTGTGTTGCGCCATAGTAGATGATCTTTTCTGCACGGCGAGTCCAGTCCATCTTACGTCCACCAAACATCATCTCAAAGGTAGTTACCATCAATGGCACAGGAAAGTCCCAGGTTGTAGGTATCTTTCCAGCATATATTACTTTAGCACGATATGGATCATAATCGCTAGTCTTTGTTTTACCATTTCTATCAAAACGCACAATCTCTTCTTCTTCAAAGCGTGAGAGATCTATTTCAAACAGGGTAGGATTATAAATGCACACGGGATAGCGATCTGTTATTTCAGCATAGTCAAATATCATGTTTAGATGTGCGGGGCTTGGTGGTAGGTGTATGCTGTGTTTACTACCAATGGCCACCAGTGCTAGAGGATAATGTTCCATACAGTAATTCTTGATGTTATCATCTATGTCGTAGCCACATAGGCCAGCATAGTCAATCAACTTGACTAGATTATCTCGACCAAACCCACCACGCTGTTCAATATATTCATTTAAACTTGTTGATGCATTGATTATTTTATACCCCTTGTTATCTTGGACCAGTTTGATCTCAAAAGGTTGCCGTTCACAATCAAGTATCTGTGCAAATAATTCCTGCACATGATGATCAATCTCAAACCCGTGGCCATTGGCCCAAGGTATGATCCAATTGACATTGTATTCTGTTATAGCCAAGTTCCATAGTTTTTTATCACGATCATACCATGCCCGTCCTTGGCTAGCTTCTCTAAAGTTTTGTAGCTCTTTGATCAGGTCATTGTCATAGGGGAACTTGACTACTATGTGATCACCATCTAACCAAACTGCTTTCGTCCTGTCCATCTTGCGTGGAGCCAATCTGAACACAGGATTCTCCGCTGGTGCAACATCTATACCCAGCTTGGCGAACTGTCTACGGTACTTTAATATCAGTTTAACTGCTAGTTCTGCTTGCTTATCTGTCAGTGCTGTACCAAACACCGTAGTTGATGCCATGCTGTTTACTATGGCTATGTCATAGCGGGCCAGGCTTATTCTATTCATGCTGTGTGGTGTGATCAGGGCTGTAAGACCCACTTCATAACCACCAAGGTATTCCAGGTAGTCTTCCACATGAGTATAGGTTATCATACTATTATTATATAGTGGTTGGTATTGGAAAGTCAACCTAAAAAGAAGCCCCAGTTAAGGGGCTTTTTATTATCACTTGATTTGTATTCTATTTTAAAAATGCTTGCCTACCTAACCCTAGTTTTTGTATGCTCCATAGGATCTGATTATACTTACCGTCATATACTAGTTGATCTGAGCCTAGGTTAGGAGCACTTGAATTTATCTGCTGTTCTGCTCGTTTATAGCTCTGAGGTTTAAGGTGTTGTTTAGCTTCTTTCATCCATGGATCACCCTGTTCTACATTCATTAAAGTGATTAAACTGAATGCCCAGGCTTCTTGATTATCTGTTTCCCATCCATTGTCACCGTGTGGGTCTGTGACAAATATAGCACCACGTTGTATAAGCAAAGGCACATTTAGCTTTCTACGTTCTTGTTTGAATGTCGTTGTGTTATACTTATTGACCCTACCTACGCTTATCATGCCTGGCGGCGATGACGTTGGACTATCAGCTACCTCTTGTTCGGCTTCTGTGATCAAATCTGCGTATTTTCTAAAGAACTTTGGATCCATTTTACTAATTCCTGATTATTTAAGTTATTTATCATAGCTCAAAAAGAAGCCCGGGGGTTTATGCCTGGGCTTTGAGGTCACCGCACTAGGAGCTAGACAATAGATAAGTGCAGTGAAAACTGTTACTAATATATATCCTACGAAGGTAGGATACGATTAAGTTTTGATATTAGATCTTTCTTAATAGATAGTTGATCCAAGCTAGACCAAAATTTACACCAGCGCCAATTAAACTGCCAGTGGCTAAAGAATCAAGCCCGAATGCTATAAACAACCCGATTAAAAACCAAGTGATTTCTACTTTGTTTATCACTGTCCATGTTCTAAATTTGTCCCACATAATACTACTCCTTAATTATTAAGTTGATAACGTCTACCATCATCCAGCCCACAGCAAAAGTGCCTAGAGCTGTTCGTACTGCTGTTGGTAGAAACGCCAGATAAATTATGATTGCCAGAAGGAATAATGATGTTCTTAGCATCCAAGTTCTATCGTTCCACATTATTTTTTACTCCTATAAGTTAATCCACTGCCTGTGAAGTACATACCCAATACAGCCACAGCTAACCAAGTGTTAAAGGTTAATTCAATGGTATGCACTGCACCAAACAGTGTGTTCCAAGCCCATATGGTTACTATGGGTCCAATGACGACTAATAATGCTACCAATACTGCTATTCCAATAATACCCAATGTTTCTGACATATTATCCTCCTGCTTTCATACAAGTTGTTGAAGCCAGTGCCGCCCATTTAAATGGAAAGCTCTTGCGTAATTGGGCGATTTTAATCGCCATACGTAATGATACTTCACGTAACTTGTTTTGATTTTCAGTCATAAAGTCAATGATCTCGTCCTGTTGGATCTGATCAAAGTCATAGTCTTCAAATAACATACCTGTGCGTGCGATCTGCTTGATACGCAGGATCTTATCACGCATGGTATCTAAAGTTAAATCCAAATAGTGACAACGTGATTGGATAGCATCCAAGTGGTCACGTGTTTTTTGCGATTTCATTTGATCAAACTTTAGGTTTGTGATAAAGATAACTCCACCTTTGAAATCGAACTGGTCTGGAATACCTTCGTTGCGTAGGCTATGGCTATCTGCTAACCATGAGATCCTACGTTTCTTGCTTGAGTCAAGTGCGCCTTTGAGCAGGTTAAGACATACATCATCGAGCAGGATGCTGTCACAGTCATCAAACACGATAACTGAGTTGTCATCACTATATTTGTAAAGTGCCTTATACATACCTAGTGCGGTTGCCGTACCTTTGATCATCTCTGACTTAACACGACGTCCTGAGATCTGATCAAAGAGGTTTGCTTTTTCTAACTGTGCTTCGATACCATATGACTTACCAACACCCGGAGGGCCTGCTACGATCATAGCACGGATATCTCCGTTTAACACTGCCTTGGTCATGTCATCTAGGATTTCGAAACGTTCTGCGATACGACTGATAACTGCTTCATCATCTTCTTGTGGTG